CCTCTCTCCAACCCTCGTTAGGGGCAAAGCTCTTAACTAGGGAACGACCCTAGCTAACTTTTACTCGGTTGTTACACCGTGCGGAACTCTCCACTTAACCCGGAAGCCGATAAGGCGACGGGTAGACAGCGGTTCATTCCTAAGGTTGTACAATGCAAGTACAAGGACGGCATCAGGCGCGAAGTGGTGTAATTCCACTTTAGCGACCTGCGGCACGACGACACGGATCAGATCCGTGTCATAGCCCTCATGGCGCTTTCGCGTCCAGGTGGTTCGATCCAGGTCCCATAATACCTGGTCACCCAGACGCGATGGTCCACGTATCCCCCTCACATGGCTAGGTAGTTCGTCACGAACTCGCAAACGAGACTTCCGTGTCAATAGGAAGTCGAAACTAGCTAAACCATTATGAAAGGAAAACCATTCCGGTACGGAGTTGGGCAGAACCTCGAGCTTTTGGGTCGTAACCCTCAAGCCCGCAAAGAACTGTCCTCCGCAGGATTCTCGAAACGGTGAAGTGGCATAGCTTTTAGTTTTATTCGGAATAAATCCAAAGAACTTTAAAGCCGATGTCACATCGTGGTAGCTGTCGTTGGGAACAATAATATCATCCCCATAAACGAACGCGTTATACCCCAAGACCCCTTTCGAGGCCTCAGCTGCGATAACGCCGAAGATCAAAGTCTCCAGTTCGAACGTAAAACCATTCCCCATACTGCTGAATTTCTCCAGCAAGTGCCAACGCTTATTCACCGAGGTGAATTTAGAACGAAGGCTATCGAGGAGGAGGTACCAGTCTTCGGGTAGTAAGAGCTTGACAAGCTCTCGACATACCGTATCCGAAGCAGCCTCAAGATCGATTGTGCACCATGAGCCCCTTGCGGAGCCTTCCTGCGCTAGCCGCGCGTGGAGGTGCTGACCATGATCGAGATCGATGTTCACTCTCTTGAGCCGTGCGCGGATGTGCGTGCCAACGCCTAATTGGGCGTACACGTTACCGCCGGGCTCTATGCAAATTCCCCTAGAGGTCTTTGCATTCTTAGGGACCGTTGTGAAACGATTCCCACGGACGAGAGACAAACGACTTACTTGGTTAGCATAACGATCGAGCGCTGTGCCTTCAATGGTGTGGCGCACGATCGCATGCGAATCGCAAGTGTGAGCAAAATCGTTGGTAATCTTATCACCGATTGTTACATCAGTACAAGCAAACCCGTTCGACTCGAATGTGGCACCAGGCCCGAACCGCGCTCTATCAAGGCGGTCCGGAATGGGGCCGAGGATGCGCCGAATGCTTTTCCTGCAGGCTACGATAAAATCCTGGACACGTTCCATTTCGGGTGAGCTACAATAGCCTCCCTCCATGTCGTGCCGGATTGACCGTAACCTAACGTTCGAAGCATAGCACATTTTCTCGGCTCGATGAAACGATTCAAGGGCAACACGATCGCGGTCGAAGGACGTTTCAAGGTCACGACACTTCCGAAGAAGGTCGATAGCCTGAAGGTCCCGACGAAACCGGTCATACCCCCATATCGAATCATCATACTGGTGCGGATCGATGCTCGCTTGAGCAATCTGATCCCACTCCCCGTGACGCCATAATAAAAGCATTTTAAGCGCTACGGGTGTGTCGAGGGCCTCCCAAAGAGTGGAGAGCCACCGCGGGCATTGCACCGCGCGATTTGTGATTTTCATAATGGTTCCTTAGGTGGGCGCGTAGCCCGTCTCGAAGACGGCACGCACGAGGGCGGCCGACAGGAGATTACCAATCTGATAAGCGGGTTCCTTTACGGAGTCCACATTAGCGTTGGTAGGGAGGACCATATGAAACTTCGCCGGCACCCGCGCCACTACCGTGTCTACACCATTGATGGTTTCGACAATAGGGTAGTTGAGCTGGATGTCGACGGTCCGGGCGGTCTTAGGACCGTTATCCGAGGTCACAATCGAAAAGGTCGGACGAAGAGCGGGTTTCGGATTCGTGGCGGTGATCGTCCAGCGTGCGGCAACTTTGTCGCCAGCGCTGGGTGTAGCCGCCACGTACGTTACGTCGCTAGTGCCGTTTGCTGCTTTGATGGTGATGTTAGCCATTTGAGGCATAATAGTTCTCCGGGTCTTAGAGCTGATCTCACCCCTTGGTGAAGATCGAAACCAGCAGTGAAATGCTAGTAGCTGCTCGGGTTACTGATAGTCCATTGGGACGCTTAAACTGGAGTACCGGTTTCTGGATGGAGGTTACTCTATCCAAGCCCGCGTACTTTCCTTGTGCCAGGAATGTATGGCCAGGGAATCTTACGGAGGATCCAGATCCAACGTAATCCAGATGCACGAGACGAGTCGTCCACGTGCCGGTTAGTTCATAGCCCATAAAATCAGTGTAGCTCGACAGGACGGATCCTATGTTGCCAAACCAATCTACCATAAATGAGAAAGGAACTACATTCCATGCCACAACTGCAGGGTTGAGAAGGCCAAGCTCCCCGAGGGTCGCTAGATTCTCGTTGGTGACTTTTACCATAGCTCCGTTGTGCACACGTGCAACACCGGTCCATGTGTAGAACTCGCCATCCCTTTCGCTGTAGCGCTTTTGTACGCTCGTACGAGCGCCGGCGCGGACTGGATATGGTTGGGATCCTCGCGGTCCCTTCATGATCACCTCCGTAGCGGCATGAATGTCGCCAACGGTGGGTGCCCATCCCATCCAGTACTCGAGCCATAGGCCTGACGCGTCCTTGGGGCGCGTCCACCGGGTTCGCCGATGTTTGGGTTTGGCCTTCATTCCGATGGTGTTTATGAAACCCCGGAAATTACCCTTGCGCAGCTGCTTATATGCCTTACCGAGCCAGGTGGCCCGGTCGACGATCATGTTGACCGCCTCCCTGGATTCCGCCAAGGTAGTACCTAAGTCAGCTCTTGTGCCATGTACCTTGTCCACGAGTTTCGAATAAGCCTTATTAGTGGCGCTAACTAAAGCGCTACCATAAACCCTACTACTAACCCCATGGCCCGTCATCATTGCACCACAAACGTCGTCGACGTTGTGGTCCAAAATGGTCGGGTATACTGCGCCGTAGTCTCGTTTAGAGCCACGGACGTAGTACATGTTCCATTGTGATGATGAATAAGGGAGAGGGACTGTCGGATGCATAGGTTTCGGAACTAACCGATACCCGTGCCGCCTGTTGTCCTTAGCCCAGTAGGTTCGCGGTAATGATCCGTCGACCACATAATCAACACGCTGGACACTGCCTCTCTTGAGAGGAACGCTTGCCATAGACATCCTTTATGGTTAAGGCCGCCTACGGGGGGAGCGGCTCGCTGCCCCTTTCCGCCACTAGTGTGAGCGGAGGAAGATCATGACTGATCGCCCAGTTGAAGCGAGGTCTC